ATTCGTACAAAGAATCTGCGCTACTTCGAGCGGCATCTTCACGACATGAGAGTCAACGTGAGCTTCTGCACACTTTTGTAAATCATTATCTAAAATAAATAAGTTCAATGAATCTGTCCTAGATCGAGCGGATCTTCAGTAATAGTTGCATAATCTAAGTAATCATCTGGAATATTTGCATATCCAATCTTCTTACCCAGAGAGTGTAAATGTATATCGTAAAGTGCCTGTAAGTCTTTTAGTTTTGCTTCGATTTGTAAAACTTTTGAATACTGCTCGTTGACACTATCATAAGCTGTATCGAGGGCTTGCCGTAATTCTTTCAGTTCAGTAAGGCCACTCTTTTCAGCAAAATTAACAATATTTGACATATTTTCCTCCAGTGAAGATATATTATACTCGGAGGCAGATAATAAGTCAAGAAATATTACCTACCTCAAAGACAGTACGAACATCAACTACCGGGATATCTTGTGCTATCCCAGAAACTGTTTCGTAATTTATACGGGTAGCGTAAATTCCTGCCTTATCGCAGGAAAAATACGCATCTTCCCATCCTGGGTTTTCCCGAAGAAAAACCTCTATCCCATGATGGACTTCATCCAAACGTCCAATCAAATCTTTTTTCATAAAGTTCTTACCTTAGACTTCAAGTCTTTTATCATATTACCACGAGACATACGTCTATCAAGTTCTATCTTGTAGACTTTTCTTCCCAAATCTTCAATCTGGTCATGGTTCATTTGAGCGATCATATCCTCAAGAGTATCATCTGGATTCAGTGTGAGTCGATGATTCCTCCAGGCCCACTTGTATAAATCTGATTTACTCATCGGCGGAAAAAACTCCTTTGGCCACCACCATTGTCTTAACCAATTCCACATACTTTTCTCCCAGTGTATAAAGCCCCAGTGAAGGGGCTTTATAGCTTAGCTGATGTAGGTAGAGAGCCCGAGAAAAATAAAACCAATTCCACTGGCAATCAAAATAAGAGAGTTCAAAATCAATCTATCGAGTTTATTTTCAGGATCCATTATGTTCTCCTAAATAACTCAGCAGTATTACACTGAGGTTGACTTCTACAATCTCTTACATTGTGTTGCCAGAGTAAGTTATTGGGCATCCAATTAAACTCTAGTCTACTTCGGGGTCTCGCTGCATCATAATCATGCAAGTAACTTCTAGGCTGTGTATCTGCACAACCCACCAACAAGGCACTAGTCAGTACCAATATCCTTTTCATTTCTTTCTGCCATTATATTATCGTATCCCTCTTCATCCAAGTGGGTAACTGCAATCCACGCATGAGACATCTCATCACCCGTTCGACTACCGTCGTACACCCACTGATCAGGGTCGGGATTGTTAGGGTTATCAGCAGTATTGTCATACCACTGTTTGATTACTAAAACGGCTCCAGTCGGCAGTAGAGGAGCTACGTCTTCTGCATATATGTGGCTGTGGTGCCAAGTTGCAGACCAGTTCGAAATCTGACTAATTGCTTCTGTCCTACCAGTATCAGGATAGTAGATTTCTAAACTTGCTGCATTCATACGCAGGTGTCCGTGAGGTTGAAAACTATCAATACGGACGGGATGGTCAAAGCTATGAAAGCCCTGAGTCATCGTATAGCCGTGAGGAGGAATTACAAGATGACCGTTCTCATATCCGATTCTCATAGGATACAGTGCTAGGTCTTGCTTGTAGTTAAGATCTGACTCATCTTCATGAAACCAGATACCAATTTCCACAACGTTGTCTTCAATCATGTCTCCATTCGCTGTTGCACCTACACCACCTGGGAACATGTGGATGTCCCATAATACTTGTGCATTAGCGGGAAATGTACGACAAACGCCAGCGGGGACAATCTCTCCCCATTTACCCATTGCATACTCGGTGAGCTGACCTTCTCGGCCCTCTTCTGTGAGAAAGCTAGAGTTAGCGTGGTGTACTACGGCTGCCGCATCACCACGAGGTTTTACTTGCACAGCTTTAATACATCTATTTTCTGTTACTCCAGAATCTACAATCTCTTTGCTCCATAAATCGTTTCCATTCGCGGGAATGTCATAAGGGCTAGAAGCAACTATTGTGTCAGGTTGACCAAAAAGCGGAGAAAATCTCCATTGGTCAGGGTCTGGAATGTCCGGTAGTTGGGGTACCACATCAGTATCACCATAGGGTGAGCCTGCATTTACCCAAGCTACAATAGTATCAATCTGTTCTTGCGAGAGTCTCCAGTCGCCTTCGAGATCCTGTATGCCAATGTGCTGGTCATAGGCATAAGGCGGCATTTCTCGATTCGCTACTCTCATTTGTATAAGTGGAGCCCAGGGCCTTACTTGTTCATAAGTTTCAAAACTCATAGGGCCTACACCGCCTGGACGGTGGCAGGTTACACAGTTATTATTAATTATATCAGCAACTCCATCAGTATAAGTAGGCTCCTGTGCGAAACCTAAAGCTGGAAGTGCTATTGCTAGTGCTAGTGCTTTTTTCATATTTTCTCCTTACTTATATTACTTGCTTGGCTCATAAAAAACATGATCTCCGATTTGCGTTACATACCTCATGTGGTTTGCCCACTTCGGGGCAACTCTCTCTGCATGGTAATGTAACGAATCACCGACCAAGTTTGGTTTGGCTATATGTAGCATGGAGTAGGCTACAGTATAGGCTTCCTGCCAAGCCTTGACATCTCGAATGTGCTCTCTTTTTCCGTCACACTGCCAACTAAACTGACATTGATGTCTATACGGAAAACTCGCACGACTTCTGCGAGCGTCTAATACTACTGCACAGATACTATCAGGGTATTTATCACTGTGTACTCTGTTCAGTGTAACTTCTGCAACTGCAAGTTGCCCTCTCAGGTCTTCTCCTCTCGCTTCAAAGTAAATGTTCGTAGCAAGACAAATAAGATCGAAAGCAAGTGCAACGCTAATCATGTTTGCCACTATTTACATAGTGTCCAAACCAAACAGCTCCCGCGCCCACAATCACTGAGATAAGCCCAGCCTGTGAGGTATTTGGTTCTTCGAGAGCCATAAACCACATTGTACTTTCATAGAATAAATAAATGTAAGTACCAATAAAAAGTCGAGGAAAGATTCGCCAGGAGTCAACAGTACGAGCATAATCCTTCCATCTACTCAGATTCTCTTCTTTTGCATCGAGAAGATGTTGATTGTTGAGTAAGTGTGCATACTCTTCAAGTTCGATGGTTACTGTATTTACTCGAGGTGCTGTTTCTTCCATAGTTTATCCATAAGTAAATTTTCTTAGCCTTGTATTTACGGCTGCAGTATAGCTGGAGCAGATATAGAACTCATTTCGCTCTGGAATTATTTGAATAGAATGAATAGTAAGCTGAGTAGTCGCCGCGGGGTCTATCTCGCTGTGTCCCAATTGTACAGTGTTTACAAGTGAAGCGGTATTTGCGTCCCACGGAGTAGACATTTCGTAAACATCAAATTCGTGATAAGCATCACCAGAGAATTTGTAACCAACAATTGCGTAATTTCCTGCCACATCTACTGCAAATAACCTATTTTCAGGCGCTACGGCTTTAGCTGGCAAAACGTAAGAGGTGGGCGTAATTGAAGTCAAAGACACTGTAGTATCGAAAGGATTTGCTAGCTGGTGGTTCGCACCAAAGCTTACTCCTCCTGTACCGCCCCTACTGAGTACAAGAAATTTTTGGCCTTCCACTAGATCTAAAGCAAATCCAGCAGCAGCGGTAGTGTAGCCGTTATTAAGATTCGTACGGTTAGTACCTGAATTGACGTCATACGCAGTATTTAATCGGAATCGGAATATATCATCAGCTGTTCCACTTTGCGTGATAGCAAATATGTCTAAGCCATTATTAGCAACTTGAAAAGTTTGCAAACCCGAAGTACCGGTAGCTAGTGAATAGGTAATGGGCGCGCCGGCGGCAGAGATTCCTGTTATATCATAAGACGTAATAAAAGGTCTATCCTGAAATTGATCATTAGCTTCATATATTCTTAGGGCATAATTACCATTGTCGAAAGTATCCACCCAAAACATATCTGTGTTACTTGGAGCGCCTAATTCTCTTTCTTGAGCGACCACGATTGATCCAGAAAGAGGAATGGTTATTCCGGCACCACCACCACGGCCTCGAAGACCTCGCTTCAAGTCGCGTTTTATTCCACTCTTTATTGCAGCTTTGAGGCTCATAGACGGTTAATAAATATAGGAATATTGGGGGCGGGAGAACCGGCTCCGGTAACGCTCACAGCGATTTCCAGGTTAGGGCCAATCAGATAAGACTGTTGATCTCCCGCAACAAGAGTATTGTCAAGAGAGGCAAAAGCTCCACTACTTCCTTTCTGTCTCCAACGAATGTCTAGGGTAGCTCCTTCAAAAGTTGCGCCCGAATCTATAATAACGGCAATGCCAGTACCTTCTGAGTTACCAGCTACCAGCTCAGTAACATTTCCAGTTAAAATTCTTTGAAACATAATTTACTCGATAATTGACTTGGCTTTGAGCCTTTATAAAAGGGTAGGGGGTAGTACGGCCTAAGGTTACCGTACTACCCCCACAGACGGGAAGATTGCTTACTGTGGTTGTAAGTCTGACATCTATCGGGAGCCATCTGTAAACTGTGCAAATTGCTTGCTAGTAGATTTATTCTTATAACATAAGATATCTATATTATAAAATAAAAGCACCTAATAAGTCAAGAACTATTTTTAGGAGGTTAACAGTAAGGATCAAAATCCGCCCATTCGTCTGCCTCGCTCGGCTCATAATACTCCTCTCTTGCTACTTCTTCTTGAATAGCAAACAAGACAAGTTCTTTCGCCTGTTCAAAGCTGATGTTAAATCTCACCATACATTCTCTAGCAACTTCTTCTTCGGGTTCTCCCCACATTGCCATTACGATGCTTTCTACTTCTTTTTCAAGGTTCATTTTCCTATGTCCTTAATATTACTCTTTGAGATAAGCTGGTAGGCTCCTTTGTTATAAGCAGGAGCTACCGTGTGATTACTCTTTGGCCTATCTACTTTCGAGACATTTATGCCGCCACTATCAAAAGATGGATAGTCTGGCGTTTCTCTTCTTGCCGTGCGGGTTGGAGGTGTGTATACATCTTTGCTCATTTGCCTGGACTTTTTCCTCGGCAACTTCTTTTTTCTCCTGCCGCTAGTTGTATAATTCATGCTTCCGACGATAAATATATTGGGTCTCCTTCGCCCTGCGCTTCTAAAGTTACTCTTTTCTTGTTTCCTGATACGGTTCCTGCAGAAATTCTAGTGAGGTAGACAATTTGGTCATTCTTATGCGACCACTCGGCGACGATGCGCCGAGCCATTGTTTTCGCTCTACAGAGTGAGTTTGCTTCTACCTCAACTATAAATTTCAAATGTCACCCGCAGCTCGATTTTCGCTTCGTACTACTTCAAAGCCATTTGGGTATCGCTTTTCAAGTTTGTTAATATTCTCTTTGAGAACATCATCAAAGCTATAGCCAAGAGCGGTACAAGCATTTGCAAGATACCAGCAAATATCGCCAAGTTCTCGTTTCATATGATAGTGTTCGTCGCTAGTAAGAGGTTTACCCTGAAATATAATCTTCTTTACAATCTCAGAAAATTCTCCCATCTCACTAGACATACCGACTATCGCGGTAAGCAAAAGTGGGATGTTGAACATTGTATCAGTATCAATAGCATGAACCTTTCTCATAAAGGCATCTAGGTCTTTAGACTCGTTGCTAGTTGTACTAAGTACAAAGTGTTGATAATCGTTAATCATTTACAGCTCCTTCTTTACAATATGGGTATATTATATTACAATATAAGCTTGGGTGTCAACAACTATTTTTAAGGTGGAGACCAGGGCAAAAATATTTCTTGACCGCATTGGTCTACTTTGATATAATATCACCTATGTACTCAAACCATGCTTAAGGAAACGCATGAAAATCTCAGAAAACTTCTCCCTTATAGAGTTCTCAAGAAGTCAAACGGCTACCCGTCTTGGCATAGATAATACTGTGCCTCTGCTATACATACCCAATATTATAGCTCTTACGGAAAACGTACTTCAACCAGCTCGTAATAAGCTAGGAAGAATACGCATATCGAGTGGGTATCGTTGTGACACGCTCAATGCTCTTATAGGAGGGAGTGCAAACTCTCAACACCGCACAGGCTGTGCAGCAGATTTTGAAGCAATTAAATGTGATAACTTAGATTTAGCTCACTGGATTTCTCATAACTGTGAGTTTGATCAACTTATTCTAGAATTTTATGAGCAAGGAAATAGATTATCGGGTTGGGTTCACTGTTCCTACAGTTTAGATGATAATAGAAACGAAGTTCTTACGAGTAACAAAGTAAACGGTAGAACAGAATACACCCCAGGATTGCCAGATAGGAGAAAAAATGTTAGGACTAGCAATTAGAGGTATAACTGATATAGCTTCAAGTTGGCTCGATGGGCGTAACGCCAAAATCAAAGCCAAAGCTCAAGCTGAAGCCGCAGTAATGATAAAAGCTGCCGAAAGCCAAGCAGACTGGGAAAAAATTATGGCTGCGAATAGCGGTCAATCCTGGAAAGATGAATGGCTCACAATACTTTTTAGTGTTCCTTTGATTCTTTGTTTCTTTCCAAGTACAGTACAGTATGTAAAAGATGGGTTCGCTGTACTAGAAACCACACCTGCTTGGTATCAGTATACACTATCAATCATTGTAGGAGCATCCTTCGGAGTAAGGTCAGCTATAGGACTTATAAAGGCGAAGAAGTGATTGAACAGAAGTATAAGAATAAGACTTTTATTCTATGCGCTACAGGGCCATCTCTTACAAAAGAAGTAGTAGAAACTATTCGACCGTACAAAGATAAGTTCGTAATCTTTGGTATAAACGACTCTTATAAAATTATTGACTTTCTTGATGAACACTATGCTTGTGATAACAAGTGGTGGGTGGCTTGGGGCCCAGACTTTCGACAGAAGTGCCCAGACCTTTCGTCCTGGACTCAGGATAAAAAATCGTCTGAACAGTTTAATCTTAACTGGACAGCAGGAAAGCATGAGAAAGCATTTAGTCTTGATTCAAACCTTATACACTACGGTAGTAATTCAGGGTATCAAGCACTTAACATAGCTTTTCTTATGGGAGGAAAGAAGTTCATTCTAGTAGGGTACAATATGCAAAAAGTGGGCAATAAAAAACACTTTTTTGGAGACCACCCTAGACCATTAAATAGTAACAGTCCTTATGCGAGTTTTGCAAAAAACTTTGGTACAATACAACCTGAAATAAAGCAGTTGGTAATAAACTGTACACCAAATTCTGCCCTCACTTGTTTTGAGAAAGCAGATTTAGAGGAGACCTTAGAAAAATATGCTTCCTGATCATTTAGGCGGACACGGAGATATATCTCACGTTGATTCCGCTATACTCAAATACTTCAAAGAAAAGGGAGCCACTAGCTTTCTTGACATAGGTTGCGGCCCTGGAGGAATGTTACTAGAGGCTAAGGAACAAGGATACGAAAAAGTAAAAGGGGTGGATGGAGACTATACCCTGAAAACAAGTATGATAATTCATGATTACACTACCGCTCCCTTAGTGTTACCAGATATTTATGATTTAGTTTGGAGTTGCGAATTTGTTGAGCACGTAGAAGAAAAATTCCTAGATAATTTTATTGCTTCTTTTCTCTGTGGAAAAACTCTTTGCATGACTTTTGCACCTCCAGGCAAAAAAGGGCACCACCACGTAAACCTTCGAACCCAGGAATACTGGATAGAACAGTTAGAGTCTAAAGGTTTTATCTTTAATCCCACAGAGACAGCTAAGCTAAGAAATCTTAGTTCTATGAAAAGAGAATTTTTTAGAGAGTATGGTCTATGTTTTGAAAATGGCAATTTAGCATGAATCCACAAGAAGTAGAACAACATAAGTATATAGAATCTTACCAAGACCCTAACTATAAGATGGGCTTAGCTAGAAAAAAATCCGCTGAAAAATGTATTCAAAACATCAGAGCCAGAAGTAAAATCGAAAGCCATTTAGATGTTAGTACAGGAAGGGCAGAAATTGTGGATTACATGAGAAGCCTGGGAATAAGTAGTATGGGTACTGATATAGTCGAAGATCTGTTAATTCCTGAAAAAGTAGTATTTGCCTGGAGCAATGATCTGCCTTTTGAGGACAAACAATTTGATTTAGTCACTTGTTTAGATGCTATGGAACACTACCTTCCAGAACAGACAGAAGAAATAATGAAGGAGCTGTGCCGAGTATCTAAAAAGTATATTTATTTAGCAATCAGTAATCTACCTAGCGTACATAAAGGCAACAATCTTCACATAAATATTAAAACATACGAAAAATGGGAAGAATATTTATCTCAATTCGGAAATGTAGAGTGGATTTATAGAAAAGATAATTCTATTAGTGAGAACTTTATAATTACACTATGAAAATAAATATTATTTCAGATGGTGCTAAGCATCACATAATGGCAGCAAACCATTTCAAGAAAGGCTTAGATAAGCATGGAATTAAGTATAATTCTATTGATAGAAACTCGGTAGAGAGTTGTGACTTGCTAGTAGGTTGGGGAGGCAGGTCTATAAATCCCCATAAAAATAGATGCAAAGATTTTTTAATGATGGAAGCGTCCTATCTGGAGCCTAGAGTGGATAAAAATCATTGGCCCTTGAATATCTCTTTAGGGTATAATGGTTTAAATGGGAGAGCAGACTTTGTAAACAAAGGCAAAGACAGTACTCGGTGGGATAAGTTATTTAATGATGGCAGATTGAAAGACTGGAAAACTTCGGGTTCATTTATTCTTGTAACAGGACAAGTACCAGGAGACCAGTCTATTAGTTCATTAGATATAAATTATTCTGACATATGCAAAAAAATCTGTAAAGAAATAAAAGAACCAGTTATATTTAAGCCACATCCCAGGGGCCCGGCAATAGAAATAAAAGGTAGTAGAACCCAAATAAGTACCTATACATTAGATGTTTTACTCCAAAAGTGTAAAGCAGTAGTTACCGTTAATAGCAATAGCGGAGTAGATAGCATAATAAGTGGAGTACCAGTACTGGCCCTGGATAGGGGTTCTATGTGTTGGGATATATGTATGAAAGAATATTCTCAGCTAAATAACTTAGAGTACCCGGACAGACAGCAGTGGCTAAATGAACTAGCTTGGTGTCAGTGGTTTCCTGAAGAAATCTCATCTGGAGATGCCTGGGAACATTTAAAAGCTTTCTACGAGTAAAATAATATTTGACATATTGTCAGAAAGGATCTAAAATATGTACTGTTTTAGATAGGAGAAAAAAATTGTTACGAAGGATTAGATTAAAAACAAAACTGAGAACAAACCCCATGTTTGCTAAAAAATATTATGGGGATCTTGTGCAGCTAAGAAAGGGATTGCCTAGAAATCTACCCTGGGAGAGCTTTCAGAACGAAGTTATACCTCTAGCGAAGAGATATAATGTTAAACCAAAGCATATCCTCAGAGATATGCACTATCACACAGAGATTGTTCTTAAGTGGACAGAGTTGTGCGAATTTGATAAAGTGTCAGCTTAAAATAAATCTTGACTTATTTTGGTATATCCATTATAATAGTATTTTTACAGTTGAGGTGAACGATGGCACGAGTTAAGAAAAAAGACCATGAGAACTTAAGTGACAATAATATCCGTAAAGTTATTACGTTGCTAAGTTCTTCACCTGCTATAACTAAAAAACAAGCCTGCGAAATCCTAAATATCGCCTATAATACAACTCGTCTTAACAGGATTATAGAAGGATTTGAGGAACAGCAGGACTTAGCAAAAAGGATGAAAGCGAAAAAACGCGGACAGCCTGCTTCTAAAGACGAGATGCGATACATTATCGAAGCATACATGGAAGGCGTCTCTATTACAAACATAGCTAAGGCCAATTATAGATCAAACGCTTTTGTAAAATCTTTGATTGCAAAAGTCGGTGTTCCGACAAGAGCTGTTGGAGAAGAGAAGCACTCAGTAGAGTATTTACCCGATGAGTGTGTTTCAGAAGAATTTGCAGTAGGGGAAGTTGTCTGGTCAGCTTATTATCATAAGCCAGGTAAAATTTTGAAAAGACTAGATGATAACAAGTATGTACCCAAGTATGGTACGCCTTGCTATGACTTGTATATCTTTGAGGAAACTGAAGGATATACGAAAGGAGGCTTCTATGCTTCTTCAGCAGCTTATGATCTTGGTAAGCTGTCCCATTTAGAAGAATACGGAGTAACTCTTGGTTCGTGATATTTTACTATGGTATTTTCTATTTAGCCTAATCACTGCTACAGCAATCACTTTCAGAACTTGGCAGTATGCAGTAGCAGTTAAAACTCTTGGTTCGTTCCTTGATTGGTTAGTTTATTTAGGAGTTATTTTTATTGGAACATTTTTATTCTCACCGATGTTTTTTGTTATCTTCATTTTCAAACCTGAAGTGTATAAAAAAGCGGTAATAACCCATCTCTTTAAGGAGTAATTTATATGGCTTGGGATGATGACAAGCGACAAGCAGCAGTAGACGCATATCTGGCAGCGGAGCCTACACCAGAAAACAGTGCTGATATTGTAAAAGACATTGCAGAAGAATTGGACGAAAGCCCTAACGGTGTTCGTATGATTCTGACTAAAGCAGAAGTCTACGTTAAGAAGGCTCCAACTGCAAGTGCAAAATCTTCTGGTAGCACTGGTGGCGGTACACGAGTATCAAAAGCCGCTGCTGTCGAGCAACTCACTTCCGCTATTCAAGATGCGGGACAAACTGTAGACGAAGATATTGTATCTAAACTTACAGGTAAAGCTGCTCTTTATTTCACTAACATGATTAATGAAATAAACCAGTAACACGAAAGCTGGGCGGCTCTCGCCGCCTGGCTCTCCCGCATCTAAAATTCTTACCAAAACAGCCGCGAAGAAAGAGGTTTCTTACTAAGCTGTTGGAGTAAGATGTGAAAAAAGAAGAACTGCGAAAGCGTTTAGAAGATGCTGGAGATGCTGTTATAACCTATAAGAGCGCACAGTCGAATAAGACAAAGTACAATATCTGTACTTTGGATTTCTCTACGCCTTATATTCAAGAGAAGAATAATAGGGCAAAAGAGACAGAAGATACTCTTCTGATGTTCTGCTGGGATACTGATTCTTATAGACTTATGAAAACAGACAGAGTAAAGTCAGTAGTTCCTTTGGCCAAAATCCTGAGGAATGACCCAAATGTCTGAAGAAGTATACTCTCGAATAATCTTTCAGGAAGATCATAAGCAATTTCGGATGACCGTTTCAGAGTTCAGAGGAGTGGAGTATTTACACTTTAGGGAATACTATCAAGACTTTGACGAAGAATGGAAGCCGACAAATAAGGGTGTTCATATGCCCTTAGGCATTGATACTTCAAAAGAACTGTTTAGTGCTATGTCAGAGATACTTTCTCTTGCAGAGAGTAAGGAAATTATTGAGGAATATTTTTCGGAAGTTATTCGTGACTGTTACCAAAAATAAACTTGACTTTCTTTGTTTTTTGCCTTATAATAGTATTTTTCATCAGGAACTTTAATGAAAGAATTACTTGATAAAGCATCAAAGGCTTACTACGAGGGTGAGCCTATAATGAGTGACGAAGAGTTCGATCGCTTAGCCCAGGAGCAGAATTACCTGCAAGTTGGCTATGAGACAGGCTCTAGGCATGAGCATTATAAAAGAATGTATAGTCTACAGAAGGTATATCAGGGAGAGGACTCTCCTTTCGATGTGTCTACTGGCCCAGTAGTTGTAACTCCAAAACTCGATGGAGCTGCAATCTCTATCCTTTATAGGGATGGAAAACTCTTGTACGCCCTCACACGAGGTGATGGTGTAGCTGGCATAGACATTACAGAGAAAGTGTCTTATCTTGTACCTACGAGTATTGAACTAGCTGGTATAGTTCAAATTACAGGCGAAGTTGTGTGCCCTCGCACATTGCCCAACGCCAGAAATCTGGCTTCGGGTTCTCTGAATCTCAAAGATATAGAGGAATTTCGCTCTCGACCACTTAATTTTATTGCGTATGACATCTATCCGTACTTACACGATCGTTGGTCATCCTGTATGACAGCCCTCACACAGCAGGGTTTTAGTACAGTTTTGGACAATGACTGGAATGAGTATCCTCATGACGGTAAAGTATTTCGTATAGATAATGTTGAAGAGTTTACGAATCTCGGATACACTGCCCGACATCCTCGTGGCGCATATGCACTAAAAGAACAAAAAGAAGGGGTAGTGACAAAGCTACTTAAAGTTGAGTGGAATGTAGGAAAGTCCGGAGTAGTTACACCAGTAGCAATTCTTGAGCCTGTGCTTGTAGATGATGCTATGGTATCTCGTGCAACTCTACACAACTTTGCTTTTATTCAGAGCATGAATTTAGAGATTGGTTGTGATGTTGAAATCATCCGGTCTGGGGAAATTATCCCCAAGATTTTGAGGAGAGTAGATGGACTTTGAACAAGATAATGTACTAGCTTTTTTGGGCATTGTATCGACAAAAGAGGACTTTCGTCCTGCTGTGTCGGTCAATGCACCATTCTTTCTTCTTACTCCAGAGTTACGGGAAGCTACCCTCGATAAGTGGATAGAAATTCTTACTAACTGTAAGGAAGAAGATCTCATTCAGTCTCTCTCCGAGGATGTTTCCATCGGAGAGATGGCTGTCTTAGTACACGAAGAACCAGTCGAAAAGCGGGATATTCCAGATAATGTAGTAATATTTCCAGGGCCTACTAATGACTGGGGTTTATAATTATACCTATTTCAAAAATCATCCAGAGGAAAAAGACAAAGATGGAGTTCTCTATTGCGTCATTCTGGTTGATAGAGAAACAAATGAGCGAGAATGTCTAAAGATAGGAATCGCTCAGGGTAAGAACTGGAAAAACGTATTAAAGAGAAGTCGAGGCTTTAACGGCTATGATATTCGTATCCAGAAGACTTATCACGATACTATTTACAATTGTTGGTGCCTGGAGCAGGCTTTACATAAAGAGTTCCAAAAGTACCACTATAAACCGAAGAAAAAATTTGGCGGACATACAGAGTGCTTTCAAATAAAAAAGGAAATAATTCTAGCTGTACCATCAAAAAAATAATTCTTGACAATGTAGGTCAAATCACTTATAATATATATTCTTTCAGTGGAGATACAAATTCTTGAAAATTGAAGCCCCAACTAATTGCCCAAGCTGCGACTCTGATCTGGTTTGGAAAAAAGACCTTCTTTTTTGTATGAATGTATCCTGCAAGGGTCAAGCAACACAACGTGTTGAGAACTTTGCTAAAGTGCTGAAAATCAAGGGCTTAGGGCCAAAAGCTATTGAACGGTTAGGCTTGACTGGCATTCTCCAGATATATGACCTGACCGAAGACTACATAGCATCTGCTCTAGGTTCTGAAAGGCTTGCAGCTAAACTGTATGCTGAAATCCAAGCGTCTCGTAGCGCAACGCTACAGGATTTGTTGCCAGCGTTTTCTATTCCGTTGATCGGAAAAACAGCCGCAGAAAAGGTTTGTGGGGCAATCTCGCATATTAGCGATCTTTCTACGGCAGTCTGTATTGAAGCAGGACTAGGCCCAAAGGCTACCGAAAATCTCATGGATTGGTACTATGAGGAATATCTGGATGGATTTCATTTTCTGCCCTTTTCTTTTGAGACACAAGCTAAGGCTGTTTCTTCTGAAGCGAGAGGAGTTGTTTGTATTACTGGACGATTGAGTTCAGTAAAAACAAAAGCAGAAGCTGAGAAACTTCTAGTAGGTGCGGGCTATAGTGTAAAAACTAGCATTACAAAGGATGTAACTATACTGCTCAACGAAAGCGGGATGGAATCCGCAAAAACTAAAAAAGCCAGAGACAATGGTGTCTCTATTTCTAACAATCTTTTTGATATAATTTGAGGTGAATTAATGGCACTTCCTAAGTGGACTGACGAGCGCACTGACGCTCTTACATCATTCGTAGGCGATGAAGCTCCGGTTTCTCAAGCTACGGTTCGTGAAGCTGCTGAGCAGCTTGAGACAACCCCTAAGTCTGTAGCAGCGAAGCTACGCAAAATGGGATTTGAAGTAGAATCAACTGCTTCTGCGGCTTCTCGCAAGTATACTGCTGAGCAAGAAGCTACTCTGCAGCAGTTTGTTACTGACAACAGCGGAACCTATACTTATGCTCAGATTGCTGAAGCATTTGAGGGTGGAGCTTTCTCTGCAAAGCAAATCCAGGGTAAGCTGCTGTCTATGCAACTGACCGAGCACGTTGCTCCTACTCCAGCGCGTGAGACTCCTCGTACTTTCAGCGAAGCTGAGGAAGCTACTTTTGTTAGCATGGCTAACGATGGTGCTTTCTTGGAAGACATTGCTGAAGCTCTTGACCGAAGCGTCAATCAAGTTCGAGGCAAGGCTCTCTCGCTCCTTCGTTCTGATGCGATCTCTGCAATTCCTGCACAACGGGAAAGCAAAGGAACCAGCCGCGTTGACCCTCTCGAAGGTGTTGATGTTGCTTCCATGACTGTTGAGCAGATTGCCGATGAAATCGGTAAGACCGCTCGCGGTGTCAAGACGATGCTGACTCGTCGCGGCCTGACTTGTGAAAACTATGATGGCGCAGCAAAGGCAGCAAAGGCTGCTGCTAACTAATTAGTTAGTATTCATGCTACCCCAAGCTGGGAGGCAGGGTTTTCCTCCTCCCAGCTTTTTCGTGCTCATTTGTTCAAGCGAGGAACCTATAATTGAACCTGTCTAGTATTCTACTCAAGTCTGTAATCGCGAATTGCGATATGGAAACGTGGGCGGAATGCGAGAAGCACTATTTTCCCGCTGAGTATGTATCTATCTGGAATGTTCTGGACAAATATGTACAAGAGCACAACATTCTCCCCTCCTTTGAAGCACTACAACTTTCTATCAGGGATGGCAATCTCCGACAGAAGTTTAGTTCACTCGAACTTTCTGAGTCTATAGATATAGACGCACCCACTCTACTGGAATACTTGAAGAATGAGTATGTACAGATAGAGGCTATGTCACAACTAGATAATTATTTGGATAATATAGTTGCTGTAGAATCTGCTGCTGAAAGTATAGAAGCTCTACAGTCTATAGTTATGGATTTAGAAGAGAAAGTCGATGTCAAGTCCCGTTCTGAAAATATGCAGAAGATGGACTTAATGGCTACAGAAGAGGATCTCCAAAGAAGTCTTCCACTATCCCTCAACACCGAGTACGACCAGCAGCACAAGTTTCTACCAACAGACCTTATTCTTATTGGTGGACGCCGTGGAGCAGGCAAGTCGCTTACTTGTGCTAATGTCGCCACTAATATGTTTGCAGAAGGCAAATCGTCTATCTACTTTACGATAGAAATGACAGCGCAGTCAATCATGCAGAGATGCTGTGCGATTGCTACAGGAGTTCCAGCAGGTCACCTCAAGAACGGCAGTTTGACCTGGGACGAATGGATACGAGTAGCAAAGTGGTGGTCGTCTCGGTTTGAGAATAGTGAGAGGGCTTATACAAATTGGCTAGACCATAGAAACTTTCGACAGTTTCATCAAGAAGTAAGTCTTAATCCTCTCAAGCCACATCAGCTTGATATTGTATATAACCCTTCTCTATCTCTTGCAAATATAAGAACAGAGCTAGATAAAAAGATGAGAAAACTAGAGCCTCAAGTAATTATTGTAGATTACATTAACCAGGTTAAACGAGGTCATGCAGTTAGTAATAGAATGGGTCAATATGACTGGACAGAACAGATAGAAGTAAGTAAAGCTCTGAAAACTTTTGCTCAGGAATACAATGTTCCTGTGATTTCTCCGTATCAGATCGATGCTAGTGGAGAAGCTAGATTTGCAAAAGGTATTCTGGATGCTGCGGATGCTGCTTTTGTACTCAATGCACACGAAAAGAAAGACAATGCTATTACTTTTGAGTGTACGAAGATGAGAGACGGCGATGACGAGGCTAACTTTACTTCAGTAATGGACTGGACTTCGCTGAAGATGGGCCCAGAAACTGCTGTAATATCCCAAGAGGGTGAATCAGAAGAAGATGTTTATGAGGATATTGCATGAGCCAAGTAGAAGAATTATTGCAAAAAGAAAACATAAAGTATAGAATTTCTGGGAAGGATGTTCTTGTTCGATGCTTAAACCCTGAACATGATGATACTAACCCATCCATGAGAATTGACAGAATACTTGGAGTATTTAATTGCTTTTCTTGTGGATTCAAAGGAAATGTATTCAAGCACTATGATGCAGAGATAAGCATTCTTGGTATACAGAGAGAAAAACTAAAGAGGAAGATAAATGAGCTACGAACAACAGGAGTCGGACTCCGAATGCCAGAGGGAGCGACACCCTTTCATAGAGATTATAGAGGAATCTCTGCAGAAACTTACAGTCACTTTAATGCTTTTTGGAGCTTTAGTTCTGATTATGTGGGTAGGATCAATTTTCCCATAACAGATACAAGTGATAGAATCGTAGCATTTATTGGTCGAGACGAAGCAGGCACACTAGATACTAAATATAAAATTAGTCCCCCAGGAGCAAAGTTACCTTTGTTCCCCAAAGCTCGCCCACTTCAGGGGCGGGTTATTCTCGTCGAGGGAATATTTGATATGCTGAACCTTTATGACAAAGGTCTAACAAATGCAGTGTGCTGCTTCGGTGTAAATAGGTTTGACAAAGACAAATTCGAGCTTCTCAAGATTTCAGGAGTCACTGGCCTAGATCTTATGTTTGATTCCGATGAAGCGGGTAAGAAAGCTAGTGACTCCGTAAAGAAAGTTGTCGGAGACTTTCATGTTCGTACAATTAATCTAAAGTCTGGAGACCCTGGTGACCTCACGCAGAGGCAAGTTGATGGATTGAAGAAAAAATTATACTTGACAAATTGACAGAATTATTATATAATATATTTTTTCGTATAGAGAATAACTATGAAAGTTGCACTTGTTGAGGCTAAACCCTCCCGAAATCAGTACAGAGAGTTTACTTTTCCTTTTGATAGGTTTGCTCTCTGTTCCGACCCAGCCGTCAAAAAAGTCCTAAAGAAAGATGTCGATCTCGATATGGATGCTAGTGACTACGATTGGGTTATTCTGATTGGCTCCGAGCCACTCAAACATTTCACAAAGGTAACTCAGATTACTGAGTATGCCGGTACACTTGTGGATGACAAATTCCTTCCTACTATTAACCCTGCAA